AGGAAATCGGTGACATCTACATCAACGATGAGGTTGTTACCCTCAACGGGTCTGGGTTCGTCACGACCAAACGCTGGAAAGAAAAGATCAGGATCATCAAGCGCGATGGCTCTCAGACGACAGCCGACGCAACGATGGTTTCAGAAGCTGGCGTGCCTTCAACATTCATCGGTCGTGGCATCGCGCATCTTTATGTCCGTCTCGAATATGATGCCGACGTGTTCGGCGGTGGCATCCCGACGTTCACGGCTGTCGTGAAGGGCAAGAAGGTCTATGACCCGAGGACGGCCACGACGGCTTACAGCGCCAACGCGGCTCTCTGCATCCGCGACTACATCACCTCCGCATATGGCCTGAGCGACAGCACGGTGAACGACACGTTCTTCTCTGCGGCTGCCAATGACTGCGACGACAACATCCCACTAAAAAGCGGCACTCAGGACCGCTACACCATCAACGGCGTCATTAGGGCAGACTCGACAGTTGGCTCTGCGCTGTCCGACATGATGCAGTCTTGCAATGGTGCGCTCTACTATTCTGGCGGGGAATGGAAGCTGCGGGTCGGCGTCTATGAAGCGCCCGTCAAATCCTTCACGCTTGATGATCTCCGCAGCAGTATCACGCTGCCGACCAAGATGTCCCGGCGAGATAACTTCAACCGAGTCGTCGGCAGCTTCGTCAACGCAAGCGCGGATTGGATCGAAGCCGATTACCCAACCGTCAGCAGCAGCTTCTTCCTGAACACCGAAGACAACGGCATCGAAAACGTCATGGACCTGCCGCTGCCGATGGTGACGAATGGCGCGAGGGCGCAGCGGATCGCCAAGCAGGCCCTTTTCCGATCCCGTGAGCAGATGACGATCTCGGCAGAGTTCGGGCTGTCCGCGCTTTCGCTTGAGGTCGGCGACATCATAGACCTGACCGTTGCCGAGTATGGCTTCACGAATAAAGAGTTTGAGGTCAAATCTTGGAAGCTGCTGATCTCTGAGGCTGGCGGCGTCCGCGTTGGCTTGGTGCTGCGGGAGACCAGCCAAGAGGCATTCGCATGGGATGCCGAAGAAGAAGAACTCGCGGCAAACAACTCCAACCTGCCAGCGTATTATGAGGTCGGCGGCGTTGGCGTGTCTATCGTTGGCGACCTTCGCCTGGTCAACCAGCAGGTTGTCGGTGCGCTTCTCGTCACGGTCACCTCTAATTCCGAAAACATTGACCAGTTTGAGGCGCAGTATCGCAAATATGGCGAAACAGCATGGAAGTCACTTGGGCGATCCACCTCGAATGAGTTTGAGGTGGTCGGCGTTTCTGATGGAGCCTTTGATGTCAGGGCGAGGGGCATCAACGCTCTTGGCATCCGTGGTGATTGGACCACAGTTTCGAATTTCTATGTCACGATCTTCGCTGCACCGCCGCAAGACGTGACGAACTTCTCCGCCAACGTCGTCGGCAATACCTTGCACCTGACTTGGACGCCCTCAACTGATCTTGATCTGTCGCACTACAAGATCAGATATTCAAAGCTGACTTCTGGCGCTGGCTATCAAAATGCCATCGATATCGTAAAGAAGGTTTCGCGCCCGGCCAACAGCGTCGTGATCCCCGCTCAGACCGGGACATACTTTATCAAAGCGGTGGACAAGCTGGGCAACCTCAGCCTCCTGCCCGCCAGCATTGTTGTCGATACGAATGTGGCAGACATCGACGCACTGAACGTCGTGGAGACGCTCCAGCAAGACCCGACATTTGCTGGGTCGAAATCCAACGTCGTCGTTCTGAGCGATGACGCTGGAAGCTATTTGACCCTAGACACGTCAACTCTCTTCGACAGCCTTTCTGGTGATTTCGACGATAAGATTGGCTTATTCGACGGCGGCGGTTTGACGGGTCAGATCGTCTCGTCGGGAACCTATCAGTTCGACAATTATGTTGATCTGGGCGACAAATATGTCAGCCGCGTCAGCGCCGCTCTGGACATCGATTTTCTGGATTATGCCGACACGTTTGATTCGGCTGATGGAGACTTCGACGCCCGCGAAGGCGACTTCGACGGCGATCCATCTCAGTTCGACACGATCTCTGCCCGCACGCAGGTCAGCTTTACCGACGATGATCCGGCTGGTTCGCCCACCTGGTCGGATTGGCGGGACTTTATTGTCGGCGACATCTCGGCACGGGCTATCAGGTTCCGTGCGATCCTTGAAACGAGCGATGCCAACAATGCGCCTGCGGTCCGCGACCTGACGGCCACCGTTGACATGCCGGATCGCGTCGAGAGCGCCAGCGACATCACCTATACAGGGACATACGCGGTCACCTTCCCCTCTGCTTTTAAGGTCTCGCCCGCCATCGGCATCGCAGCATCGTTGGCAAACGGTGATCGCTATGTTATTTCTGGGAAGAGCAGATCGGGCTTTACGATCACGACCTATACAGGTGCATCTGTAAGCAGCAACCCAGCGACATTTGACTATGTCGCCAAAGGCTACGGCAAGGAATTGACATGAGCCAAAATGACTTCAACATCGCCAATCAGGGCTTCCCGTCTTTCCGCTCTGATTTGAACAGCGCGCTTCAGGCTTTGGCATCGTTGTCATCTGCTGACACAGCGCCAACCACGACTTATGCCAACCAGCTTTGGTATGAGACGGACACCAATATCCTGCACATTCGGAATGAAGCGAACAGTGCTTGGCTTGATCTGATGGTGATTGACCAAACCACTGGTTCGCCATCGTTTACGGCGGGCAACGTGGGGATTGGGACGAGTTCGCCGGGGGCCATGCTTGATCTTACAAGTGGTAATGCTGGTCTTGGTATTCTCGCCGCAACTAATCGCCTTCGTTTTACTGACACCGACCCTACGCTAATCGCAGACCAGACAACTGGTTCGGTTGAGTGGTACACTTCGGACACGGACAGCCCCGGCGTTCATGCCTACATTGGCACGTTAGGGTCCAACACAGGTGCTGCTGCACTTACTTTCGGCACCGGGGTTGGTGGATCGTCTGCTGAACGTATGCGTATCGACGCATCAGGCAACGTGGGGATTGGGACGAGTTCGCCGGGGGCCATGCTTGAACTCGCAGGTGGCAACGCTGGTCTTGGTATTCTTGCCGCAACTAACCGCTTGCGCTTTAGTGACAGCGACCCCACCCTAATCTCAGGCCAGTCAACGGGTGCTATTGAGTGGTACACTTCAGACACTGACGCCCCCGGCGTACACGCCTACATTGGCACGTTGGGGTCCAACACGGGCGCGGCTGTTCTTACTTTCGGCACTGGGGTTGGTGGATCGGCTTCAGAACGCGCCCGTATCGATGAAGGCGGCGGCTTTCTTGTAGGGGCGACCTCACTCAGCACGACAAGTAGTACCGACACAGGCTTTTCAGTAGCAACGTCTGGAACTGGCACTTTTGCTCGGTCTGGCAACTTTGCAATTGTTGCTATGCGTCAAACCAACGACGGCACAATCATTTCTCTCCGTCAGGCTGGCGTTGAAGAAGGCACCATCTCCGTATCAGGCACAACCGTCAGCTACAACGGTGGTCACTTGTCCCGCTGGGCGCAATTCCCTGACAACTCGCGTCCTGAACTCCTCAAAGGCACGGTCATGTCAAACCTTGACCAGATGTCGAACTGGGACAACGAGGACAACGAACAGCTTAACTGCGTTCAGGTCAGCGCGGTCGAAGGTGATCCTGATGTGGCCGGGGTGTTCGTAACTTGGGACAGCACCGACGATGGCTACAACGACATCCTGCTTGCCATGACGGGCGACATGGTGATCCGCATTGGCGCAGGCGTCACTGTCCAGCGCGGTGATCTCCTGATGTCCGCAGGCGACGGCACGGCCAAACCCCAAGGCGACGACATCGTGCGCTCCAAGACCATCGCCAAGGTCACGTCAACCCATGTCTCTCACACCTACGCAGATGGCTCCTACGCTGTCCCGTGCGTGTTGATGGCTTGCTGATATGACGCCCGAGATGCTCTGGAACTTCGTTCTTAGCGGCGCACTCGGCCTGATCGGTTGGGTGCTGAAAAACCATGTCGAGGAAGTGAAGCGCCTGCAAATCCTACTGAACCGCACACGCGAGGAAGTAGCGCGTGACTACGTTACGCGGGCCGACATGCACACCGACATGAACCGGGTCATCTCGCGGCTGGACAACCTCGACAAGAAGATCGACGAACTGATGCGAAGTTTAGCGAAGTGACACTGCCATTGGTCTGGGTTGGCTACAACCACCTATGGATCGACGGCTTTAGTGTGTTCGTCAAGATTTGCAGATATAGTGCCGACGTGGCCTTGGCGGTTCATCCGCTTTATCCCTGCCCGCCGTTCTGGAGTTTGTGATGTTCGACCCAGTTTCCATTGGCATGGCTGTTAGCATTGGAAGCAAGGCGTTCAGCCTGCTGAAGCAAGGCATTGCGGCTGGTCGTGAAATCCAAGACATGGCTTCTCAGCTATCCGAATGGGGAAAGGCCGTCTCTGACATTGCCTACGCGGCTGAGAAAGCCAACGAGCCGCCGGGCGTGTTCCAAACGCTGTTTGGCGGCGGTAATCAAAAGAGTGCCATCGACATCTTTGCCGCGCAAAAGCAGTGCGAACAGCAGCGCAAAGAGTTGCGCCAGCTAATTAGCTACCAGTACGGGAACGACGCGTGGTTGGAGTTTCAGGCAATTGAGCGCCGGGTGCGAGAGCAACAGCGCGAACAGGTCTATCGTCGCCGCGAGATCATTGAGGGGATCGTTGAATTCTTGCTGTGGTCTGGCATAATCTTGGTGGCTATAGCACTCTCAGGCGTGGGCCTATACTTCTGGGGCAGCTACATGGGAAGGTGGTAAAATGAGACTGATCCTTGTCCTCTTGGTCGCCGGATGCGGCCCTGTTACTGTATCGTCCGTGGCCTACACGACGGCCTGCCCGAAAGGTGACCGCCAGTGCGAAATCCGCCAGAACGCAGAGACCCTGTACTACATGGCGCACGGAGACGCGGCCAACGAACTGCTATGCTCTGGCGATACGCGGGACGTTATGGGTGCGCTCTGCTCTGTCTACTGACAGCCACCGCCACCGCCCAAGTCACGGGCGACCTGAACACCAACAGCGGCAACACCAACTCGACCATCGGCTCCAACAACAACGACAGCACCACCAACTACAACGGTGCTGGGTCTGCTCCATTCAGCACGCCCGTGCCGACAGCGGCAGCGCCGACAGTCATGGGCGGCGGCGGCAATGATAGCTGTTTGATCCCGAAGCAGCAGGCTTTCCAGATCAGCATCTTTGGCCGCGCCGAGGGCAGCATGGAGCAAGATGAGGAGTGCAACCGCCGCAAGGACGCCCGCCTGCTCGGCACCCCACAGGAAGCTGGCGGTCTAGGGCTGCAAGTCAGCGGCATCTCGGTCATGTGCGACAACGCCAACGTCTACAAGGCGATGGCCTTGGCATCTACGCCATGCCCGATCTATTCGATTGAGACGGGCAAGCTGCTGGTGGGCCGCGAGGGATATCTGGCCATGCGTGACAATCCCCATGTTTATGTGGTAGGCTACGCGCAAGATCAGTCCTTTTGGGACACATTCCTGATGATCGGAGAGGAACTGCCCGATGTCGTTGCTCAAGAAAACAGTGGCCCTACTCTCTCTGAGCGTTTCCGCCGCTCACGCCGATCCGACGATAACCAATCTACAGGGGTCAGCGCAGACAATCCTTGACCAGCTTGCAGCCTCGCAAGACCTGACGGTCGGCGCGGTTTACAGTGCTGGTCAGGGCGACATCCTCGCGCCGGGTGTGATGCAGGACGCTTCGATCACAGAAGCGATGCGGCTCGACTACAACTCCGACATTCAGGGGGTGATCGACGCGACGTACTACAACGCCGAGATGCTGTTTCAGGATCAGCACAACGCAGCGATGGCAAATCTCGATACGGCTGTCGATAACCTCGTTGCCGCGACTGCGGTTCTAATGGAGGTGCAGGCGGTGGCCAACATGGCCGCCAACGCCGACACGGTGCAGCAACAGATGGCCTTCCAAACGATCCTGACCAACAACGACATGACCATCAGCGCCGCCGACGTAAGCAACTACAACAACGCTCTCGGCGCTGTGCAGACCTATGCCCGTGACGCTGGTGCCTTCTTGGCTGCATCTCGCAACACAACCATGACCGGGACGCTTGATGCCTATGCTGCCAACAGCGGCACCAGCCTCTACGGCACCACGGTGACTTACTCTGCCACTGCCGACATTATGAACATCACGGGCGCTGACGCCTTCGGCATTGGCCTGAGTAGCCTGCTCCAAGCCAACACCGTGACGCTTGAAGATGTTTACGCGGCGGCATACGGATCGTGAGCGAAGAAGCCGAAACCACTGGCCTGCGGATCGCGGGCTTTGACGTGAAAGGCTGGTGGCTTGCCGCCGCCCTTCCTGTCTTGTCCGGCTTGAGCGGCACGATCTATGTGGGCTACGATACCGTCAACCGTTTCTGGGCTGTTGAGGAGAGCGTGGATGGCGTCTTGGGCGTTGAGAGCCGGGTGCAAACTCTTGAGCAAGCGATCCAAGACAACGATGTGCGCGGCCTTGCACCGAAGCTGTCGGCAATTAGCACGCAGATGGCGGGCATCTTGGAGCAGCAGAAAGAGTTGATGGATCTGCGGTCTATGGTCGAAAAGTCAGACAGCGTCAGCAGCGGCCTCGCAGGCAAGCTGGAGAAGTACGACGCCGAGATCGAAGACCTGTGGAAAGCGATGGACGATCTGATAAGGAACCCGATGCAATGAGGACAGAACATTTTGTCTGGGCGGCCTTTGTCTGTGCAATTGTCGCAATCTTTGTCCTCTCCGGCGATGGCAGATATCGCTATCCCTGTCAGGATTATCGCAACTGGTCTTCGGTTGAATGCCAACCGCCGATCTGCACCGCAACTCGGACCTGCCCGTCCGACCTAACAGGAGGCGTGAATGTCTCGGAATGATCCTGACGTGATGGAAGCCAAGCTGCGCTACACTATCGGCCTTGCCTTGGTGGTTATTTTGGGCGGCATCATCTTTGCCATCCTCTACAGCTTGGTCTTCGTGACGCAGCCTATGGGTGAGAGTTCTGAAAACGACCGCCGCTTCTTTGAACTGCTGGCCCCGATTGCCTCGTTCATTGTGGGTGCGCTGGGCGGTGTAATGGCTGCTGGCAATGGAAAGCAAAAGGGTGGCAACGATGAGCCGCCGACACAGGAGTATCAAGAATGATCGGACGCATGGTTGGAATGCTCATTGGCCGGAAGGCTAAAGAGAAGGTGGTCGACGCCGTACTGGACAAGGTGAACCTGCCTGACCCAGTAGAGAACGCAATCAAGGTTGCAGCCACTGGCAACGTCGGTGACCTGCTCGGCGGCATGGGCAAAGACATGGCGCAGGAAGCTGTGCTTGGTGCGGTCACCAAGAAGGTGCCGATCAAGAGACCGAAGAAATGAAATGGCTGGCCCTGCTCCTGCTGACGGCTGCGCCTGCTCATGCTTATGAAATTACCCGCATCATTGACGGCGATACAGTGGAGATTGCGGTGGATTTTCTGCCGTCGCCCCTGCCGCCCAAGCTGTCAATCAGGGTCATCGGCATCGATACCCCAGAGAAAGCACCTCGCGCTCAATGCGACGCGGAAGCAGCTTTGGCTAAGAAAGCCAGCGCCTTTACAAAAGACGCGGTTGCCAATGCGCTTGAGGTCGATGTCAAGATCTTGAAGTGGGACAAGTACGGTGGCCGGGTGCTGGGCGAGATCTACCTAGACCACCAGAGCCTAGCCCAAAGCCTGATTTCCGCGGGCCTAGCCCGTCCATACAAAGGTGACGCCAAGCAGTCTTGGTGCGAATAGGAGATAGACGATGAGCCTGATTACTGAAGCCCAACTGGCTGTGATGATCCCGACCAACAAAGAGGTCGGCGAGTGGTGCGCTGCCCTGAACGAGATGCTGCCCAAGTACGGCATCACCACCGACAAGCGGATCGCTGGCTTTATCAGCCAGTGCGCCCATGAGAGTTCAGATTTCCGGGTGCTGGAGGAGGCGCTTTCGTACAAGACAGAAACCCTTTTGAAGGTGTTTCCGCGCTACTTTGGCCCCGGAAAAGAGAACCCAGACGAGTATGCAAGGAACCCCCAGAAGCTGGCAAATTACGTTTACATGGACAAGAACCGCTCTAAGGGCGGCGCTTTAGGCAATGTGAAGGAAAATGACGGCTGGGCCATGAGAGGAAAAGGTCTCAAACAAGTTACTGGGCGTGCGAACCATGAAGCCTTCGGAAAGACAGTTGGCATGACTGCCGAGGAAGCCGCCGAGTATCTCCTGACCAAGAAGGGCGCACTTGAGAGCGCACTGTGGTTCTGGGGCAGTCGCAACCTGAACGAGGTGGCAGACACGGGCGACCAAGTGCGGCTGACCAAGATCATCAATGGCGGCGACATCGGCCTAGCAGACCGTCAGGCGCGCTATGCGAAGGCTATGGCGGCATTGGGTGGCAAGATCGACACCAGTGCGCCTGCCGCCGCTCCTGCGGCCTCTACGGGCGTCCTGCGCGTTGGCTCGACGGGCCACGACGTGAAGCGCATGCAGACTGCTCTCCGCATCCCGTCTGACGGCCAGTTCGGCCCCGGCACCGAGGCTGCGCTGAAAAAGTGGCAGTCGGCCAACGGCCTGACAGCCGACGGCGTGGCTGGCCCTAAGACATTGGCGAAGCTGCTGGGGTGAAAGACGGCTATCCCATAGCGTCTTGGCGGGTGACCCGCGATGGCCTGATTGTCTGGTTCGGCCAGCATCGGGCCATCATTCCATTTGGCCAGTTCGGCGGCCTTGTGCTGGCGCTGGCTGAGAGGATGAAAGATCGCGAGGGGCGCGCTGGTGATGATAAGCCGTAGCGCAGTCTGATCTTCGACCAACACAAAGCCACCCGTGACGGTTTCTTGGATGTGTTGCGCCCCTCGCAATTCTTTTTAGCGGGTCAGTTTATAGCCTGCAACCGCTTTTCGTTCTGAAGCCGCCGCAAGGTGCGCTCGACCGCCGCAGGGCTGGCTGACAGTTTGATCTTGGGCTTCGTCTCGCCGTCAGCGATGTCGAGCCAAACCTTGCTTTTTGGGCTGACCCGCTGCGGCGAGAACGGGTGCATTGGCAGAACGATGCCAAAACGCTCACAGGCGGCTGCGATGCTAGAGCGGTGCATTCCGTAGTGTTCCGCTGTGAGGGTTAGGTGCCAGCCTTGGTCTTTGGCGGCTTGGATCATGTCGCGGGTAATCAGTCGTCTCGGCGGTGCCATTCGGCTTGGTCCTTTATTCTGTTGATGGTGTCTAGATTTTGGCGGGCCATATACTCTATCAACTCTAACTGCTCCTCAGTCACCCACCACGCAGGCAACTTGACATACCCCGCCAGCCTCAAGGCTCTCGCGCCGGGGCTGTTGGATGGGTCACGGGGCATTAACGTCTGCCCCGTTCCCAAGCCGCCCGCGACAGCCGATTGGCCAGCGCGTCGATGTCCTCGACGCTGATCTGGCGGTTCTCCACGATGGCCCAGTAAACGAGGGCCATGAACCGCTTGGGCGGCAGCACCTGCGCTGCATTGCTGATCCCGAGTGCCGCCTCTGCCTGCACGTCTCTGTGCGGCATGACCGCCTCTCTCTTACGCCAGAACATCATGCCACATCCTCCGGCAGATCGAAGCAGGTGAGCCGCACCACACGCCCGGCTGCGACCAACTCGGCCAGCTTGGCTGCGATCTTGTCGTCAGCCATGTTCATATCCTCGGCGATCTCCTCAACGGTGGCGCGGCCATCAGCTTGCAGGTTGCCGAGGATGAAGGCGCCCAGCGTATCATTCCGTGATACAGGCCCTGCATCCTCCAGCGAGATCGCCAGCCAAGGCGTCTTCTCCGGCTGGCTCATGTTCGGCACGATCTGCGCCATGACCTTCTGGCCAGGGCGCAGGCTGGCGTCCAAAGCCAGCTTGGACGGGATGAACACATTCTGCGTCATGTCGCTGGCGAGGACCGCGAAGGTGGTGCCTGTCTGAAGGCGGTTGGTTACGATAAGTTCAGTCGGTTGCATTGTTGGCTTCCATTGCTTTGAGTTGGTCTTCTGCGTCACGTTGATAATGGATCAGGATCATAATCTCTTCCCCGACCCAGCTAGGACGGACGCCCGTGCCGTATCTCTTTTCTAGATCGTCGATCTGTTCCTGCTTGCGGGCGATGTAGGCGCGGCATTCTTCTATGGTCATTACTTGATCCCCAATCTGTCCAAGGCGAAGTATGATTTCCTGTAGTGCTTGATAAGTCGGTCTACGCGCTCGATCTTGTCTCTGACCTGAATGTGCGGTGTCGGCTGGTCTCCGGGAATATTTGTCAGCGTCTCGCGGTAATCCCACAGCGCGGTCAGCACGATGTGGGTGTCCATTGCTCCAAGTCTAACAGCCATCTCACCACCCCGCGCCGTGAGCGAAGACGAAGCCAGCCCAGAGCAGGCCGAAGATTGCGATGGCCCCGATCAGGTCGGCGGCGATGTCGCGGATACGCATTATTTGGTCTCCTTGTTTGCTTTGATTGCTGTCATCAGGCGCTGGCGCAATTCGGCGCGGCGCAAGTGGAATGTCATCTCTTCGATGCTGGTGTAATCGTGCTGGTTGTGTTCCGACATCATGATGTCGCCGTCGATGCACTCAATGGCCGTCTCGGCCTGCTCCAGCGTGATGGTTACAGTCTTAGTCATGTTAGTCTCCTATCAAAACGGCGGCTCTTCGCCGGGGTAAGTCGGTTTCCACTGGGGCGGCGCGTAGGCCGCTGGCTGGGGGCGGGGTGCTGGCCGGGCGATGACGCCCAGCCTGCTTAGTTCGAGGTCGAGGTCGGTCATGCGGCGGGCCGATAAGGTGCGTGGAACAAGAACGAATGGACCAGATCAAACTGGAACCAATCTGCGATCCGTCCATCTGCATCAATGGCGCGCTTCGGGAACCAAGCTTCGCTGGCGTTGCCTTTTACCAGAATGGCCTTTGCGGTCTCGCGAACGATCATCACCGTCGTCTCGCTGCCCGTGCTGCTTGTAAGTTTCATCGTCATCTTGGTCATCCTTGTTTGCTAGTTCGTGTGACCACCATACAGCCTACCGCACCGCGTGCAAGCAAAAAATTGCGCTTGACGCAAAATTATTTCACACATAGACAGATCAAACCAAGCCACAGGAGGACAAAATGGCCAACTTCAAGTTTCAACTCGGCGAGCCTGTTAAGATCGACATCAGCGGAGAAGCTGGTGAAGTCATCGGTCGCGCGGAGTATTTGGCAACGCCGCCACAGTATTTCGTGCTGTTCAAGGCGGCTGATGGCCGAGCCGTAACTGCATGGTGGGAAGCCGACTTCCTCTCATCCATCTAATCCAAACCACAGGAGGACGCCGTGAAGGCTCAAGACCAAATCAGACAGTGGGCGGCGGACGGCGGGCGCAAGCTTGGCTGGATCGCTGACCAAGTCCCCGTCGCAAAATCCAGCATGTCACGCTGGATGCAGAACAACATCACGCCCGGCGCGATCTACCGCAATCGGCTGGCCGAGATCACGGGCATCGACAGCCTGCGTGACAAGGGGGCGTGGAAATGAACCGCGCCGAGATATTGGACACCGCGAAGGCATATGTCATGAAAGACAGGGCCGCCACGCACGGCGACCTAGAGGATAATTTCGGTCTGATCGCGGCTTATTGGTCGGCCCACCTTGGGCGGAACATCAAATCGCACGACGTTGCCGTCATGATGACCCTGCTGAAGCTGGCCCGCGCCAAGGCCAACCCAGCCCACGCGGACAACTGGGTCGACGGCTGCGGCTATCTGGCCTGCGGCGGCGAGATTGCGGACAAGGAGAAAGACATGCAGGCCAAGATGCTGGTCGGCTTGAGGGGCGAGGCTCTCTGATGGCTCTGCATTATCACGGAACGCCGATCACGCCTGTGGCAGCCTTGGCGGAACTCGCTGGCAGATGCTTCTGCGTCTCACATGCAGCGCCGCAGGATGTCGCACGGGTTCACATGATCGGTCAGTCTGTGATGTTGGATAACGGCGCGTTTTCAGCTTGGAAATCTGGTAAACAGACAAACTGGAACGGCTATTATCAGTGGTGCGATCAATGGCTTGACTACCCAACCACATGGGCCGTGATCCCTGATGTCATTGACGCCGGAACGCAGGAGCAGGATGCTCTTTTGCGTGAGTGGCCTCACGGCCACAAGGGCGCGCCTGTTTGGCATATGGATGAGCCAATCTATCGACTCCTTCGGCTATGTGAGGAATGGCCTCGCGTCTGTGTGGGATCAACGGCAGAATATGCAATCGTGCTGTCTGACGCTTGGTGCCGCCGCATGGATGAAGCCTTCAATGAACTGACCTTGCGCCACAAGCGAATGCCTTGGCTTCACATGCTTCGCGGGATGCAGTTGTCTGGGAAGCAATATCCTTTTGCTTCGGTAGACAGCACCGATCTTGCACGCAATCACCATCTCCCGCATCAGACACCCCGCAAGATGGCTGATCGATGGGATGGATCACAATGCCCAGCGCGCTGGGAAATTCGCCCTCAACAAATGGACCTTCCAGTATGAACGGATATATCGCCTTGGCCGCATATGCGGCAACAATACCAGCGGCAAACTGGATGATAGGCAACGTTGGCCAGTGCATCCCAGATGGACCTTGCCTGATCCCAGTAGGATTTGGCCTCATGGCTCCTTCTGGGGTGCTGATGATTGGTGCGGCCTTGGTGCTGCGTGATGCCGTGCATCGCCTGCTTGGCTGGCAATGGGCAATCGCTGCGATTTTGTTTGGTGCCGTCCTTTCTTTTCAGTTCTCACCGCCTGCGCTGGTCGTGGCGTCTGTCGCCGCGTTTCTTCTTTCCGAGTTGGCCGACCTTGCCATCTATGCTCCCCTCCAGCGCAAGCGTCTCGCTTTGGCTGTTGCAGCATCCGGCTTGGTCGGCGCAGCGATAGACAGCGCGGTTTTCCTGTGGCTGGCTTTCGGGTCTTTTGACTTCATCGCTGGCCAGATCATTGGGAAGTTGTGGATGACGGCGCTCGCCGCTGCCCTGATCGTTTTTGCGCGGAGGAAAGTTTGATGGCACTCTACATCGGCATCGACCCCGGCAAAAGCGGGGCCATCGCTCTCCTCGACACTGACGACATGCAGGTCAAGACGTACGACATGCCCGGCACGCTCGACGAGAAGATGGGCCTGATCGCGGCCTTCGGCCCGGTCAAGTGCTGCTGGCTGGAGCGGCCCTTCTTCCCTCGGATGATCGGGATCAAAAACGCCGTCACCATCGCCGTCGCGTACGGTGAACTGAAGGCGTGCCTGTTCTTCGGCGGCGTGCCGACGTTCGAGGTGGACCCGTCAGCTTGGAAGAAGACCATGCGGCTATCGACCGACAAGAACGCCAGCCGCGCGCTGGCCAGCCAATACTTCCCCGACTGCTCGGACCAGTGGAAGCGGGTGAAGGACGACGGCAGGGCCGAGGCTGCATTGATCGCACTCTACGGAAAGGGAAAGCAATGAACCGAGACCTGACCAACAAGGAATATCACGCCCACCCCGCGATCTCGTCCTCGGACGTGAAGGCGGTTTACAAAACGTCGCTGGCACATTGGCGCGGCAAGGTGAGGAAAGAAAGCAGCGCCTTCGCGTTGGGCAGCGCCGTCCACGCTCTGGTGCTGGAGCCGGAAAAGAACCTCGTCCTGCGCGGCCCCGAGGATCGCCGTGGCAACAAGTGGAAAGAGGCGCAGCTTGCCGCCGATCTGGACGGTCAAATCCTTTTGCCCGAAGGCGACTTTGATCTTGCAGCCCGCATCGCTGATGCTGCCAAGGCTCACCCGGTCGTCGAACAGTATCTTGGCGATCAGACCTTCGTGGCCGAGGCCAGCTTCTTCGGCATCGATGCGGCCACAGGCACCGAGATCAAATGCAGGCCAGACGGCTATCTGCCGGACTATGGCATTGTATTCGACCTGAAGACCACCACCGACGCCAGCCCAGACGGCTTCCCGCGTGAATTGCGGAAGTATGCGTATGACGTGCAAAGCGCCTTTTACTTACGCGCACTTCGGTCGGCAGGCTACAAGGCCGACACCTTCATCTTTATCGCTGTCGAGAAGGAGCCGCCTCACGCTGTCGGCCTGCACGCTCTGACCGACCGCTATCTGGAACACGCCGACATGATCGTGACCCAGACCCTCCAAAAGATCAGCAACGCCATCGCCGTTTCCGACTTCACAACGGGCTGGCCCCTGATTAACACTATCGACCTGCCGCGGTGGCAGACCGAGACCGCCGACGACGATATCTTCACCGAGACCGTCGATTTCTAAACCAAGCCAAAGAGGAGCAAACTAATGGCTGATAACACCGACTTCCTGAAAGTGTTGGCGAAAAACGTCACGCTGCAATACCCGAAGCTGAACGGCACTTACCGCTTCAACACCCAAAAGCAGGCCAGCGAACCCTGCGCGCAGACCGCATCTAACGCGGCTTGGAGCGTGGACTTCGAGATGCCCAGAGATCAGGCGAAGCCGCTGTTCGATGAAATGCGCGCCCACTATGACGCCTCCCGCACGCGCAACACCAAGCTGCCTCAGTTCTCCAAGGTCTTCGGCATGAAGAAGCTGAAGGACGAACACGGAAACGAGACGGGCATCATCAAGTTCAGCGCCAAGCGGAACGGCGTAAAGAAGGATGGCACGCTCAACAAGGCACCCACCGTGATCGACGGCCAGAAGCAGCCTGTCGCCGATCTTAACTTCTGGGGCGGCTCCAAAGGCACCGTGCGCGCATGGGCCGTGGCCGTGATCGATCCTGAAGGCGTCGGCGGCATCAGCCTTCTTCTGGACGCGGTGCAGGTCACCGAAGCCCGCTATGGCGACGGCGGAATGGACGATTTCGACACGGTCGAAAGCAAGGCTGATCCGTTTGAGCAGGCCCGCAAGCCGCTGGATGAACAGAAGCGGCAAGCTATTGCGGATGAGCTAGACGATTCGATCCCATTTTGACAAAGAAGAACCCCGGCGTGAGACCAACGCGCCGGGGTTCAAGTAAGGCAGGCGGAACCGAGGAGGAGCAGGTTCCAAGATGTGTGAGAGCAACCCAACACAAGGAAAACTATAATGCACGCAATATCTGGTGGCAAGTGCGGCGGTGGCCACAATGTCTGAGACCCGCTTTCTGACAGCCCCCGGTTCTTTTTATACCCTGATCGACAAACCCGGCCAGACCTATCCCGGCATCTCTTGGGCCGAGATCGCCCGCATGGCCGCCTCGCCGCAGGCCAAGGAAAAGATCGACGCCGACTTCTTTATTCCATCGACCTACCGCGAACACGATGGCCGCTCCCACGACGCGCAGCGTGAGCATGGAGCCTTCCGCATGCTGGCCCTCGACATCGACCGAGGCAACCCCAGCCTAGACGATGTGCTGGCCGCCGTAGAGGCCGTTTGCGGGCCTGTGAGCCTGCTGGCCTACTCATCATCCGGCGCAAGCCCAGAGAACCGTAAATGGCGCGTCCTGCTGCCGCTGGCTGGCGTCATTACCGGGGGCGAATATGAGGCTGCACAGACAGCTTTATTTGATCTCCTGCACGCCCACGGCATCCACCCCGACGGCGCTTTGGCGCGTTGTGGCCAGCCGATCTATCTGCCCAACGTGCCGCTGGCCAAGCGCAATCCTGACATCTCTCCGATCTTCTATCAGCACCGCATCATCCGCGCTGGCACACTGCGTCTGGACGCTGCCAGCGCGATCCGGCAAGAGATCGACCGCCGCGCAGAGCAGCATCGTCTGGCCGCCGAGCAGGCCGAGCGGGCGCGGGCGGATCGTGAACGCCAGCGTGCCGAGCGTCGGCAGAAGTTTCCCGATCAGGTCAGCCCGGTAGATGCCTTCAACGCTGACCACTCTATCGAAGACCTGTTGATGCGCTATCAATATGAGCGGCGCGGATCATCCCAGCATTACCGTTCTCGGTATCAAACGTCTCCCAGCTTTGCCACGGAGAACTTCTTATCGCATTGGGTAAGCCTGTCTGGATCGGACGCAGCCGCTGGCGTCGGCAAGCCGAAGTCACTCGGCGAGAACGCATACTGCTGGGGCGATGCCTTTGACCTGTTCTGCCATTATGAGCATGACGGGGATTTCGACAAAGCCGTGCGCGCCTATGGCTTGGAGATCAGCCCGGCCAAAGCCGAGATCGAACTGCCAGAGAACGGCATGGATGATTTCGACTATATCACCCCGGAGAGCGCGCAGGAGGCACCTGCCAGCGATGACTTCGACGACATAGACCTCGACAGCCTCGACACCCCAGATGCCCCCGAGGCGGCCCCAGATTGGCCCACAGTCTACGACATGTTTGACGGGGCCAGCATTGAGCCACGGCGCTGGATATACGGCAATCACTATCTGCGGTCATTTGTCAGTGTGCTGGCCTCGGCTGGCGGCATCGGGAAGACATCCTTACAGATCGTCGAGGCGCTGGCCATCGTCACAGGCAGGCCGCTGCTGGGCGAGGAAGTCAAAGAGCGCACCAACGTCTGGATCGTCAATCTTGAAGACCCGCTCGAAGAAATCCAACGCCGGGTCATCGCGGCAATGCAGCATTACAAGATCACGCCGGATGAAGTGCGCGGGCGTCTCTTCGTCAACGCGGGCCGAGACTTCAGCCTAAAATTCGGCATCCAGACCCGCGAAGGCGTGCTGCCCAACACCAAGCTGGTCGAATACCTCTGCAAGCAGATACCCCAGAAGCAGATCGGCTGCGTCTTCATCGACCCCTTCGTCGGCGCTCACAGCATCAACGAAAACGACAATATGGCCGTGAACGCCATTGTGGCGGAAATACGGCGAGTGGCTGATGAGACGAAGTCAGCCATCGGGCTGGTGCATCACATCCGCAAAGGAAACGGGGAAGACGCCAGCATCGACAGCGTGCGTGGCGCAGGCAGCCTGATAGGGGCGGCACGGGCTGCCCGTGTCGTCAACAAGGTCTCAGAGGACGACGCCATGAAGCTGGGCGTGGACATGGACAAAGCCAAAGGCATCTTCCGCGTGGACGATGGCAAAGCCAATCTCTCCCCGCCTGCGGACAAGTCAACCTATCGCCAGATGATCGGCGTCAAGATCGACAACGGCGAGTGGATCGGTGTCTGCGTGCCGTTCGACCTGCCAGACGAATGGAAGGGCATGACTGATGCCGTCGTGAACGAGATGCTGCGGATGATCGAACTGGGGCCGAGGACAGAGGACGGGTCTCAGGAGTACTATTCGATCCGGCCCCAAGACAAGGATCGCTTCGTTGGGCGCGTCGTCACGACCTTCGCATTCGACGATCCAAAGCACATGAAAAACGATGGGCAGGCCAAGCGCATCATCAAGACATGGCACGACAAGGGGCTGATTGAGGAGTTCGAATATCGCTCCGAAAGCCAGCGCAAAGACCGCAAAGGTGTGCGCCCTGTAGGCCGTGTTGGGGAGCAGTTTTGATGTGCGCCACTGGATTTAAAAAGGTGGTTTCAGTGGCGCGCCAGTGGCGCAAATCGACTGCGCCACTGGTGATTTCGCCCTATAGGGTAAACCCAGCGGCGCAGAGCGCGCCACTGCCGCCTGCCTAGCGGCGCGGCAGAGGCGCACGCGCTGGGTTTACCCGGTATCAGGGCGAACCCGCGAAACGGAAATGAGAGGAGCAAAACGATGGCACAGAGACCAACACGCCAGAAGAAAGATGACCGCATCCTGCACAAAGGGGCGACGGCCAATGAGATCAAAGCGGACCTCGCGCTGGCACCATTCGACGCGGCTGTCAGAGAGATGGATCGCAAGTGGGGGATCGACCGCCTGCCCGAGCTTGTCTCGGTCGAGAGCGCCGCAAAGTGGGGCAAGGCGATGGCTGGCCTGAATGGGGCCATCGATGCCCATGATCCCGACAAGGTGAAGTTCTGGGTCGAGGTCTGCCTGCGCGGGCTGGCATCGATGGACGCCGAAGCTGTAACATTGGGCCGCCCTGTGTCGGACCCGATGATCTGGGAGCATGAATATGATGGGAAGGTCTATGGCATCATCGCTGACGGACGCGAGTGGCCTGCCGCCTATGCCAAGCGGCCCGGCATCGCCATTCACACAATGCGTGAGGTGGCCGTCGCCCTGCACGAACACCGCAACGGGCTGGTGGACGCGGTGAAGCTGGCATTCCCCGGCGCAGAGGTAAAACATGTTCGCCGACCGAAGGCCGATCTGGAAGATGATTTCGACTTCTTGGAGGACTTGGAATGAGCCAGACCATCTACATAACGGGCGACACAAGGCCGGATGCCCTGCTCGTCGCTCTTGCAGAGGCACAGAAGGGCGACCGCATTGTGTACCATATCGGGCAACATTGTGGCGGCATTCATCGCCACGCGGCTGCCAGAGCAGAGACCGACAAGCTGGCATTCCTGTTCTGCAAGAGGGCATACGGCAGCACCTTCGCTTACCTTGCGGTCAAGAGGTGACATCATGGCAAGGATGACAGAACGCTGGCGATCTGAGGAAGCCAACCAATATCGAAAGCTATATGCCACGAAGCAATGGCGCATACTTCGTGAACAAGCACTTCTGCGTGATGCTTACCGCTGCCAGCACAAGGGCTGTGGTGTTATTCTGCGGCGCGGCGTATCGCACCCAAACTCAGCAGTCGTTCACCATATCAAGCCGCACAAAGGCGACCTCGATCTGTTCTTTAATCTGGATAACCTGCAAAGCGTCTGCTGGGCGCATCACAGCGGCATCATTCAGTCGATTGAGAACCGGGGCTTTGATGTTACAATAGGCAATGATGGGTGGCCCATCGATGACAAGCATCCGGGAGTGAAGCGTCGTGGAAGTCAGACAAAAGAATAGCGTGCCGTGGTCCTATCACGTCTCACGCGAAAATATGTTCCAAGCCCATGTGCATCATCAGTTCGGGCGCAATGTGGCTGTCGGTACAACCTATGTACCGATTACTGACCTTGGGCTTTACAGGACGCCACAGCCAGCCGCTGCGACACCGCTTCGCATCAAGGCGGGTGGCAACGCGGCAGACACAGCAAACGGCTCTGGTGCGCGGTCTGTGAGGCTGTGGGGCTTGAACGCCAGCGGGGATGAAGTCACCGAGATCATCGCCACAGCAGGCGCATTGGCTTCAGCAGCAACCACCAACAGCTTCATTAGGCTTTACCTCGCTGAGGTCTACGAAAGCGGAACCTATGGCACGCAGTCGGTAGGATCGCACGTTGGCAACATCACCATTGAGCGTGCAACTGGCGGCGAGGATTGGGCGCAGATACAACTCAATGGCTTTCCTTCATCTACCACAGGCATCGGAAGCATCACCGTGCCTCGCAACCACGTTGGCTTGCTTGCGTCCATCAGGATATCACCAGAGCAATCTGGCAGCAAAACATCTGACATTCTGATCTTGAAGCGGGAAGGCATCTTGAAAGCAGCCGCGCCATACAAGCCAGTCATGAAGGTGCAAGAGTTCATTCAAGTCACTCAGACCATCACTTTGGACTTTGAGATGCCGATCAAATTCCCAGAGTTGACCGACATCGGCGTGCTGGCAAAGGTCAGCAGCGGAACAGGATCAATCAGCATCGACATGGAAATCCTCATGCTGGAGGCTGAGACGTGACCAGCACGGGGGGGTGGGTCGCATCTCTAGGAGGCCAGACAGCCAAAC